TCAACAAGGCTTTAGACAATTGAATATGGGAATTGTAAAGGATGTTACAAGACAAGTTAGTGCTTCTGGGCAGTTGTTATATAAATTAGTTATTGAGGGGATGGATTCTATATTCAAAAACAATGATATCTTTTTTGATTTTCAGACAGTTGATGAAAACAATCTTAAGCGCCAATCGGAAAATATTGAAGGAACTCTCGAGGGTATGGCTCAAATGCTTAAAGAGTCGAAGAATATAAATTCGACTCTTAATACATTATGGGATGAGTTGTTTTGCAATTTTCTACTGGGAAAGGTAATCGGCGGAGCTCCTAAATATGGAGGATTGAATTTACTATCTGAAACATCAACAGATCAAGCAAATACTCTTTTAAAATTTTATCCGACAACGAAATCTTATACATCAAATTTCATTCATATCGTTCAGTTCATGTCTGATTTGAATCCAGGTTCAAAAATTGACTTATTAGAAGTTATGCGATCTTATGCAAGTCCTCCTTTATATGAATTGTTTGTAGATTCTCTTGAAGATGATCCTCAAAATCCGTTTGAAGGAATACTTTCTATTGGATTACCAAATCAATTTAACATTGGTAATTATTCAGTTGAAAGAGATTCATCTAGTTTAGTGTTCAGACAAACTCCATTTGCGTATTTTAAAGAAGGTGCTTGGGACAATACGGTTGATCCATTTTACGAAATATATATTTCTGAAATAAAAAACTTTTATTCCTCCAATCCTGATGATAATAATAAGTCAGGTGTTCATGTTGGATTATCTTTTCATGAATCATCTAGTTTGATTCTAAATTATCCAAAGTACAATTCAATTTTATTAAAAATATTTGGGAAAAGATTGCTTTCGGTGAATCTAGCCGGTCTTCAAACTGTTTCTGATCCTAAGAGAAAGGAAGTAGATAAAGCAAAAAGTGAAATGGACTTAATTAGAGATATGCTTTTTGAAATTTTCTGTAATCCTCAAGAAATGAAAACTCTTGTAGGTTCCTTTGATTTGCCTTTTGCTTTTATCCGTCCAGGAGTTCCATTTTATATTAATTATGGAGAGGAAAATAAAAGTTCTATATTCTCTGAAATTGAGCAGTTAATGGGAAGATACGGATATATCGAAACTATAACCGATACTTTGGATCCTGTGGGAAAAGCCAATTCTTCAATTAATTTTAAATGGGGAATAGATCCTCATCATCAATATGATATTTAATTTTTTCCGATAATTGATTCTTTGCCATAATTCTATTCATGGCAAATGAGAAAGGAAAGAATCCTGATACTGAAAATTCAGGTTCCCAAGAGCAACTTATACCCAATAAACAAGCTGAATCAAAAGACAATAAGCCTAATGATTCGAAAAAATCTCCCGATCCAATCTTGACTTTTTTCTCGGAAAAAGAAAAGAAACTCGGTAAACCTTTAACAGAAAGAACGAAATCTCTTTTCCTTTATCATTATACTAAAGATAAGAAAAAACCTCTCGAAGAAATATGGAGATCAATCTATGCCTAGAGCAGTTGAATTTTTAGGAAGATTATATTATTCACCAGGTGCGAGGGGTGCTTTTCGTGCGAAACCTCAACCTCCTGGCCAAAGTGCAGATTTCACTACACTAATTTTGATTGGAGCATCTGAGAATGGATGGTATTTTAAAGATACATCGGTTCCCACTGAGCAAAGAATCATGGATTTTGGAAACAATGATGAAGCACTTGCTGTCCTTGGAACCAAAGGAGACTTAGCCGATGCTATAGCGAATGCCTTTACTCCTTCTAGAGATCAGAGATTTGCGAATGGTCCACAATTGATAAGAGCGATTTGTGTTTCAAATAATACAAAGGCTTCAGCAGATGCCTTAACTATAACTGGAAGTAATGTATCAATTAAGGCATTGATACCCGGTCCTCAAGGAAATAAAACTCGATTTCGAGTTTCATCTCAAGGAAAAGTAATTGAATTAGGTGACAATGCTAATATCAATACGTCTCCGACACTAGAAGCTGATGATATTTCAATTTCCTATTTAGGAGATGCTTCTTCAGCAATTTTGACTTTAAATGCTACGGAACTAAAGGTAGAACTTTCAGGACAAAGCGATACATCTGTGAGCTTTACTTTGTTGCTAAAAGATTATTCTTCCATTGGGGAATTGGTGGATGTTATCAACTCCAAACCGTTTTTCCAGGCAATCGTTTTATCAAGACCAGATAGATTGACTCAGAATCTCGATCATTTCGACATAAGTGAATCGATCAACTTGGCTGGTGGAACTCCTAAAGTTCTTAGTTCTTTGTTTAATGAACAACAAAGATTTATGAGAGGCACTGGGCTTGCTGAAATCGTACAACCAGCAATCAAAAAGCCTATAGGTGATATGTTAAGCTTTCTCTATCTATCAGGAGGAAATACAGCTACTCCAACACCAACTGATTGGATTGAAGCAATCGATTTCGTTTATGCAAATAATGTTGAAGGCTTTTTCATATCTCTATGCACTGATTCTCTACCAGTTTCTATGCATTTAGCTGATAAACTATCCTTCGGTGCTTCACCCGATGGATCCAACGAAAAGTTTGGAACCACTGGATTAAGTGATCAAAAATCAATTAACGAGAGAATAGATGAACTCAAATTAATCAATTCTGAGTTTCTTATTCCTTCCTTTTCTCCTGTTATCACTAGACAGGCTGATAAGATTTCACAAAAACAATTCTCAGGTTGGATGATGGGAGTTATTCATAATGCGATCAAAGCATCTGCAAATTTAAGAGAAACTCCTACAAACAAAGATCTGAATATTATTTCTTGTCCTGAGACTTATGGTAATACCGAGGTGGTGAGAATCCTTCAAGCAGGAGGGATGATTGTAACTCGAAAACCTAACCGTGGACCATTCAAAATTCATTTCGCAATAACCTCTTACCAAAAGGAAAATATCATTCTAAATCAATCTTCATTGATTTGTACATCTATGGGATTGGTAAAAGATTTTCGAGAATGGTTGGATAACACCTACTTAGGAGAAGTTCCTACTGATCCAGATGCTCAAGGAAGTGCACTTACTGATGCGGATATTCGTACTGAAATTAACAACCGTTTCAAATATGTTTATGTTCAACAATATGGATGGTTGACTAGAAACATTTATACTGGTGAAGCAGCATTCAATGAGAATTATACTATCAGAAGAGATGGCGATGCTTTATTCTTCATTTTCCCAGATGGGAAAGCAGTTTCACCAATTAACTTTATGATGTTCTTGATGAATCTCGATGTAGTTCGTGGTTCATCTAATGGATAAAATAGGAGAAATCAATAATGGCTACACAAGGAACTAGACCAAATCCAAATGTTTTAACAGGTAACGATGCCTTGGTTAAGTGGAATGGAACCACATTAGGATTCATGAAATCATTATCGGTTGATATTAATAATAACGTTCAACCGATCCAAGCACTGGGTTTCAGAAAACCTCGAGGATTAAAATCACTTCAATGGTCTGGAGAGGCGCAAGGTGAATTTCATATTCTTAGAACAAGAGAAGAAGGAATTGCTGATATCAACACAAGTGATGATGAAAGGGCAGATGAAATCTTTATGCTATTGGTAATCGATAAAAAATCAGGGAAAAGAGTTTGTGAACTTTGGGGAGCAATTGGAACAGAAGGATTCAACTTGAATAATAATGAATTTTCTGGTAAACGTGTTTCCATCGTGCTTATGGACTTTGTTCCTTTGGAGGCTTATAACTAAGTATTTTTTATGTACAATATTTTAAATCTTAAAAGAGATTTCATTATAGAAGATGAGGAGACAGGTGAAGTATTTCATGGAAAGTTCTCTACTCCTTCAGTAGATATCGATATAGATATTGCGGTTGCTAAACGATTGCAAGGAGCAAACTTAGATTCTTTTCCTTCTGCAAGCTATGGATATATTGTTGCTTGTAAAACTCTTGATCATGTAATAACTGATAAACCTAAATCATTTTCATGGAAATCATTTGAAGAAGTCCCTGATTATGATTTTGTGATTAATATTTTTGAAAAGTATTCAAAACTCAAAAGTGAATTTATAGAATCGGGAAAAAAAAATATAAACAGAACAAGCACTGATTCAAAATCCGGAACTGATTCAAGATCTTTTTCTCATTCAAAAATACAAAATGACAATGAGCAAGGAATTCAACACGATTCAAGATCTGTACCCGTTTCAGAAAATGTTCATCGTCGAGGCAACATCGATACTGGGGAATTTCGAGACCTACCTTTTGAGAATCAGGCAGTTCAACAAACTCAAAGAGATCATGGCAACCGATCCGAAAATGTACATTCCTCAGGGAATTCAAACTTTCCTGGTGGAAGTGGAAGGGTACACCGAAACGGATATTGAGAAACAAGGCGAGTCTATCAAACAAATTGAAATAGATAAACTGAGAAAAGAATTAGGAATCCTCAAAGAAAATGTCTGAACATATAGATATATCAGTAAAAGGAATTCCAGATTTTGGAGATGTTGAATCTAAGCTTCAGCAAATTGGTGACAAAGCCAAGAAAACAAAAATAGGGATTCCAAATCCTACTTCCTCTTCAACATCGAATAAGCAAATACCTGCATCGAAGGTTACAAACAAAGCATCTGGCAATTCTACAAATTCTGTTTTTCAATCAAAAGATAGAGGAGCAGTTGCAGCTTCAATGGTCTCATCTGATATTGATGAAGGTGCTCGAGGGGGTTTCTACAACGCATTAAATTCAAAAGTAAACCTCCTTAAAGGTATCGGATCAAATAAAAATATAGAAACAAATGAACCACTGTTAAACAAAGAATCAGCAAAAACCTCTTTAGATAATGGAAAAAAGGAAATAAATGAAGCGATTTTTAAAAATGTAAAAATCGAAAAGATGAACGGAAATTCAAATGTAATAGGAAATCTTCGAGGTTCTAGTCCTTCTTCCGGAATGAGCCCAGCTTCGGGGGGAGTAGATTTCTCAGGTGGAGAGGAAGGAGGTAGAGGATCAATTATCTCAAAAATAGGAGGAGCCATTCCATTCATTGGTGGTGCTATTGCTGCAGCAACTGCTGGAGCTCTCAAATTAGTAAGTGATGTTGGTCAAAGACACGTTTCGGCTATTCAATCTCAAATTGGAACCATAGGAGCAACTGGTCGTTATGTTGTCGGTGGCGAAGGATATTTTGACAATTCTCAAGTTGCATCTGCAAAAGTTAGTCGTTCACGAATAAATGGAAATTCGACTGATCCAGATATTGATAAACAAGAGATGATGTTCGCTTACTCTCAAGGGAGAGGTCTTTCTGAAATTGTAGATTCAATGGCAAAGTTAAAAAAAGAAAATGGATCTTCTTTGAATTTCTATAGAGGAGCAGCCCAGCAAGCTGGATTTTCTAATTTAAGACAATCTGAATACTTAACAAAATTAGGCGATATGTCCGAAAGTCTTAGATCAAAGGGATATTCCGGGGATATGTCTTCTTTTGCATCATCTTTAGCTGGATTAAGCATCGGTGGGTTTGGTGATCCTGCTAGAAAGATGTCAGTCGCAGAATCGATTGGAGAAAAGAGTCGTTCTGGAGTGTTTGGTGGTGGAGTAGTAGGTGGTTTGGCAATGGCTGAAGCACTAAAAGAGAGTGGCGGTGATTTTGACTCTGCTATGAAATTACTCGAAGGTAAAGATGGTCATAAGTATGGAATGAATGCACTAAGCGGATTCGATTCAATGACTAGAGGAGTATTATTCAAACAACAAGGAATTGGTTCTTATACTGAGGGCTCTGGTTATTCATTTGATCCTAATAAGCAAATTTCAGCTGCAACTGATTTGAACATTAGCGGTCAAAGAGTCACCCAGATGAATAATTCAATAAACGAACAGTATGCTGGTTCCACAGGAGCTCAAGCTGCAGAAACTGGATTTACTTTAACAGAAGGTATGTTAGAAACCGTAAAAACGTTGAATGAACCAATAAAGGCTTTAGCTGGAACCATAAAATCTTTGGAAGATG